GTGAGGCGGCTAACATTACACGCATGGCAGTATTTATGAAAGACAGCCTTATTCCGATTGTAGGAGAGGAAAACATGAGAAGAGAATTTCCTTGGAATAAGTGACGAAAGGAGAAGAAATGACAGCGAAAGATGCAATGAGAATAAGAAATGACCCTATGGCAGAGGACGAAGTATTTGAGCTTAAAGAACTGCACAAGTGCATTGACGAAGCTCTTGAAAAGCAGATACCGAAAAAGCCCAAAGAGCGACATAGCATCAAATGGGGCGACAGTTATAACGATGGGGAATGTCCTAACTGTGGAGCTGCATATTCTGACAGCCTTTTAGACACACCATTGTATTGTTCGCAATGCGGTCAGATTTTGGATTGGGGTGATGATAATGCCTGAAACAAAATTAAAGCCCTGCCCGTTCTGCGGACGTGAAATAGACATAAAAAGAGATGTGTATATCCCCGAACGAGATTGGCATCCAACAGAATATGACTCTGATAGCGGCGGCGAACCTATAAGTCTTTTTTGCCAACGTGGATTTGGATTTTCTCACGGGTACAATTGGGGCGAGTTTGTAATAGCTTGGAACAGGAGGGTGGAAAATGTCTAAGCTTGAAATATACAGTTATATTTTTGAAAAAAAGATATACAGCACTTTTTCTCAAAATGTTCAGCATAACATTTAAATTAGCCTTTACAGGTTTTTGTAAAGGAATAAAAGACGTATTTGTCTATTTTTTCTGCGAAATTTTAAACATAATATGCTTATTACTTTGATTTATAATTATACCTTGTTGTCACATACAGAGTAAAAAGATTAAAAAAACCAAGGAATATCAGCACTATGCAAAAATGTGGAGTGAGGAGGATAATGAAAATGAGATCGACTGAGATAAAACATGGTATGCAAAGGACTTTAAAAAATGACTTACGGCAATGTATCGACAGTTTTGAACGCATAAAAAACGGAGGTGTGGGAATCGCAGATGAGCTTGTATGTCAAACGTGCAAAAGAGCGTTAGAATATATTGACAAGCTTGAAGCTGAGTCTGTAAAGCACGGTAAGTGGAAACACGTTTCCGGAATGAATAGCAAGTGTTCAGAATGTGGACGGTATTTTCCTGTCAAGGAGTTCGAATCAAGACCCTTTGATATAAACTACTGTCCTAACTGCGGCGCTAAGATGGACGAAAAAGGAAAAGTTCAGGAGACTGTAAAGGATGAAAAGCATAAATGAAAAAATATCGGAGCTTGAAAAACAGCTTCGAAAGGCGAAAGCTGAAAAAGAACGTATAGAATTAGAAAATCCAGATACTATTGGATTAAGAATTCGCAAAGTTATGCGAATTAAAGGTATAACGCATGAAGAGATCAGCAAAAAGGTAGGGATTTGTCGCCAGTCAGTAACGCATTACTTAAACGATGAAAGAAAGTGTCCTGCTGAAACGCTTGGTAAAATCGCAAAAGCTCTCAATGTAAGTTGCGACTATCTTATTTTCGGAGAAACAAACGGCGGCACACATATACAAAAAAGCGGCTGATAAACGTCAGCCGCCGTATACTATTATAATAGTATAAAGAGTCTGCATCAAAGCAGGCTTAAAAGCAAGCGGCGGCAGCCGTTTTGAATACTTGTAATGTATATTATCTTATCGACTGCAAGAAAATGAAGGGATGTTGAAAATGAGACGGCAGTACAGAGAAAAATATTATGTATGCGGAGATTATCTTGAAGCGCATATTTTTCCAGTTTACAGAAAATCAATATCACGAAGAAAGAAATCGAAACCGTCAAGAGTATGTCAGCAGAAACTGAATGAGATAAGTTCTGAAAATAATTGCGTCCGGATAGTACATGCTAATTTTTCATTCAGAGATATGAGGATAGATTTAACATACGATAACGATCATATTCCAGTAAGCGATGAAAAGGCAGCAAAGGAGCTTGAAAACTTTTTGAGACGTTTGAAGCGTTACAGAAATAAAATGGGATTGCCGGATCTTAAATATATTTCAGTAACTGAAAAAGGAAAAAGGACGGGTAGATATCATCATCATCTGATAATAAACGGAGGATTAAGTCCACAGGAGATAATAGCGATCTGGGGAAGAGGATATGTCAGAACCGATGCTTTGCAGTTCAATGAAAATGGAGTTGCTGATCTTGTCAGATATATTTTAAAGAAATCTATTGCATCTGGAAAAAGATGGAACAGCTCAAAGAATCTTGTTCATCCTCCTGCAAGACAGAGGGATGGCAGACTGTCTGCACGTCAGGTCAGAGAGCTTGCAAGAGATACGCAGAATAACCGTGAGTATGAAAAATGCTATGACGGATATTATTTTTCAGAAGCAAGAATGGTTTTAAACGATATAAACGGCGGCGTTTATATATATGCAAGATTTTACAAAAAGGAGGCTGAATTTTGCAAAGCTACAAATCGTGCGAGGAAGTAGAACAAATAAATCTGTTCCGGTGGGCGGAGTTTGCGGAAAGCACATATCCTGAGCTGAAGCTGATGTATCATGTTCCGAACGAAGGAAAGCGAAGTGCAGCAGCCGGGAGCAGGCTGAAACAGGCAGGATTGAAACCGGGAGTTCCGGACATTGTTCTTCCGGTAGCAAGAGGCGGATATATCGGATTGTACATAGAGCTGAAATACGGCAGAAACAAAGCGACTGAAAATCAGAAAAACTGGCTCAGAGACTTACGCACTCAGAATCATCTTACCGCAATTTGCTATGGCTGGGAGCAGGCAAAGGATTTGATAGAAGCATATATGAAGCTTTCGCCTACAACATTAGTCAGAACGAAAGGAGAAACATCATGACGGCTAAAGAGTATCTTGAACAGATCGAGAATATTGATATCAGGCTCAGGTCGCTTGAAAAGCAAAGAAATCACCTTCGCAGCAAGGAAGGAAATGAAAAATCTTTGCAGGAACTGAGAAAATTGATTGATGATCTGCGAGAAGAATCCGTACAGCTTCAGAAGAAGATTACTGTAGAGATTTATTCCATGAAAAATAATATCTATTCCGGATTGCTGGCTGAAAAGTATCTGTGCGGAGCAACTTGGGAATGCATCGCCGTTGATCTGGGATATAACAGCGTAAAGTATGTTCGTGAAGTGGTATTTCCAAAGGCATTGGCTGAGTTTGAAAAAATTTTATGAAATTGACCCCTTTTGTACCCATTTGTACCCTTTTGTATCTTTTATTTCCTTTTCAGATATGCTACACTGAGAACAAGGCGATAATCAGCAAAACACAGCAGGGTAAGTCTGCCTGAGCCGGAGGACGTTATGAAAGAATTTGCGGAAAAATTTTACAAATCGGAGCGGTGGAAGAAATGCCGTAAATCGTTTATCAGCATACGTCATGGCATAGACGGCGGTTTATGTGAGATATGTCACAGCGATATCGGAAAGATAGTGCATCATAGTATCACACTGACAGCGGACAATATAGGAGATCCGAACGTATCGCTTAATCATAAGAACCTGCAATACGTTTGCCAGACGTGCCATAACAGGATAGATCATCACACAGGCAGACAGGACAGGAAAGCACGCTGTAGATTTACAGCCGACGGTCAACCGTACATCAATGGCAAGCCCCCCCTGTAAATTTTTCAGACGGCATTTTCTACGACCGTATATAAGGGGACTCTTGTAGAACACACAGGTCGTGCGTATGACCCCCCTCCGTTCAGAAAAAGGCGGTGAGATAATGGATAATATTTATAAGAAAGAAGAGCTGACTAAGGAGAAGGAAGAGGCAGTAAAAAAGGAGGAAAAACGATTAAAAAGGATATTCGGAAAGATAGAAAAGAATAAAAAATCGACTATTGAGGGACTGATCCAGAGAGCTGCTTTCATGCGCATCTCCCTCGATGAAATGGAGCAGGATATCAACGAAAACGGATTCACCGAGAAATTCAGTCAGGGAAATCAGGAGCCATATCTTCGTCAGAGACCAATTTCCGATATTTACAGTAAAATGAATGCATCGTATCAGAAAATCATCAAGCAGCTTACCGATCTGCTTCCAAAGGAAGAACCGAGAAAGGACGATGAGGATGAGTTTGCAGTGTTCGTCAGCTCACGTCATGAAATCTAAGCTCGTTTATTCCGATGACTATAACCCGATTCTTGAATACTGGGAGAAGATATGCAGCGGTGAGATTATCGTGAGCAGGTGGGTAAAAAAGACCTTTGAAAAGCTTGTGTACGACATTGAGCATCCCGGCGAATTTTTCTATAGTCCGAAACGAGCAAATCATTTCTTTGAATTCTGCGAAAATTATTGCCGTCACAGCAAGGGAAAGCTCGGCGGACAACTTGTCAGGCTTGAACTATGGGAAAAGGCTATACTCGGAGCTGTTTTCGGATTCGTAGACATCAATGGACTGAGAAAATATCAGCGTGCCGTTGTGATCGTTGCAAAGAAAAACGGAAAATCCCTGCTTGCTTCATGCGTAGGTCTGTATATGCAGATCGCAGACGGAGAACCGGGAGCAGAGGTATATGCAGTTGCCACAAAAAAGGATCAGGCTAAGATCATCTGGCTTGAAGCACGGCGAATGGTAAGAAAATCAAAAACGCTGCTGAAAAAAATAAAAACTCTCGTTGCCGAAATGGTTTCGGAGTTTAACGACAGTGTGTTCAAGCCGCTGTCAAGCGATTCCGATACTCTTGACGGTCTGAATGTTCACTGCGGACTAATGGACGAGATTCACCAATGGAAAAACGGAAAAGCTCTGTATGACATTGTTGCAGACGGCACAACGGCAAGAGAGCAGCCCCTTATTTTTATCACATCCACTGCCGGAAGCATTCGTGGTGATCTGTACGACGATATTCACGACGAAGCGGAACGAACTATCAACAGCTACTTCGAGGAAAACGGCTTCAGCGATGAGCGCTCTGTATTTTTCTTGTATGAGCTTGACAGCAGAAAAGAGTGGATAGATCCCGAATGCTGGATAAAGGCAAATCCGGGTCTTGGAACGATAAAGAACCGCCGGACTCTTGAAGAAAAAGTTGAAAAGGCAAAGCATAATCCTAAGCTTGTAAAGAATCTTGTATGCAAGGAATTCAACATTCCGGAAACAAATGTTGAATCATGGCTTACATGGGAGCAGCTTAACAATACGGCGGTCTATGATGTCGAAAAGCTAAAGCCAAGATATTTTATAGGCGGTGTTGATCTGTCCGGCGGCGTTGATCTGACGGCTGCAAAGGCAATATTCAAAGTTCCCGGCGATTCCTGCATTTATGTTATGTCAATGTACTGGATACCGGAAGAACTTGTTGAGCAGAAAGTGCATCAGGATCAGATCCCCTATGATCTCTGGATAGAGCAGGGATATTGCCGTACCTGTCCGGGCAATAAGATCCATGCAAAATACGTCACGGAATGGTTTGAAGAACTGCGTGATAAATATGATATATACCCACTGTATATAGGCTATGATGCGTGGGCAGCTTCTTACTGGAAAGAGGAGATGGCAAACAAATTCGGAGAAAATATTCTCATACCTTTAAGACAGGGAAAAAGAACCCTCTCCGCTCCTATGAAGCTGCTGGAAAGAGATCTGGAATCGAAGCTGATAAACTACAACAATAACCCCATAGACAAGTGGTGTCTTGCCAATACATCGGTGGACGAGGACAGAAACGGCAATATACAGCCAATGAAAACATCAAGGAGCACAAGAAGAATAGACGGCACAGCGGCTCTTCTGGATGCCTATGTTGTCTATACGGACAAGCAGGACGAATACAACAGTCTGATCTGAGAATGCGATAGCAGGTAAAAAATAAGGCTGACTTAAAGTCAGCCTCTGATCGCCGGGATCACTTATCTCTGTAATGCGAACCGCATTGAACGATTTTTATGATATCGCCATCTATGCGGTAGACAATGCGGTTTGCATCGTCTATTCTGCGGCTCCAGTATGCGGATAAGTCGCCGCTTAGTCTTTCAGGCTTTCCTATCCCCTCATAGCCGTTGCGGTCAATATCCTTCAAGAGCAGCAAAATGCGTTTAAGGGTTTTCTTATCCTGTTTAAGCCAGTATTCAAAATCTTCCCAAGCTTCATCCGTCCATGATTTAATCATCAAGGTCTACCTCGTGGATAGTGCCGCCGTTAGCTTCCATTTGAGCAATGGATTTTTTAAGTCGTTCCATATTTTCAGCAGAGTAAAACGGATCGATCGACACCTCGAAGGGCAGACGTTTTTCCCTTGTCATTTTCTTAGCGAGCATAGTTATAGCCGCTGTCATGGATAAACCTAAATCATTACACACAGAGTCAAAATCCTTTTTCAGTTTATCATCCATGCGTACGCTTACGATAGTTTGTGCCATAGAAACAACTCCTTTCAAGTACATTATAACACATTGTATATACGTTGTCAATATGTTTTTTGAGAAAGAAGGTGATATTATCAGATTATTCGGCAGAAAAAAGAAAGCCCGTCAGGGGCGGCAAAGACTATTTTCAAAATGGTGACCGAAACAGGAAACGGATTTTTTTGCTGGAACGGCAAAGTGTTTGATTCCGACATCGTAAGAGCCTGCATACGTCCGGCAGCCAGATCAGTCGGAAAGCTTTGCCCGAAGCATATAAGGGGCGACACTGTGAATCCTGAGCCGTATATGCGGCTTCTGCTTGAAGAACCGAATCCGTATATGAGTATGCAGCAGCTTCTTGAAAAAATGTGCTGTCAGCTTGAGATCAATAATAATGCCTACGCAGTTATTGTAAGAGATGAAAATTATTATCCTGTCGGTATATATCCGATCGCTCCCGTCAACGTTGATGTGGATTACGATACTTACGGCGAAATGCGGCTGAAATTTCTCATGGGAAACGGAAGAAGCTTTAAGTTCCCTTATGGAGATATTATTCATATACGGCAGGATCTTAACGAAAATGACGTGTTTGGTTCGCCTTTGATGCCTGTACTCTCTCCGCTTATGGAGATAGTTACAACAACCGATCAGGGAATCGTGAATGCTGTGAAAAATTCTGCTGTGATAAGATGGCTGCTTAAATTTGCGCAGACACTCAGACCGGAAGACCTGACAAAACAGGCAAAGGAATTTGCACAGAATTATCTTGAAAACACAAGGGATAACTTCGGTGTTGCCGCCGTCGATGCAAAAGCGGATGCAATACAGGTAAAGGCGAATGATTATGTTCCTAATTCTCAGCAGATGCAGGAAAACAACAAAAGGATCTATGCGCTTTTCGGCACGAACGAGAAAATAACATCATCAAATTTCAACGAGGACGAATGGAATGCGTTCTATGAACTGAAAATAGAGCCTGTTGCCATTGATCTTTCCAACGAATTTACCCGTAAGCTTTTTACCCGGAAGGAAAGGGCTTTCGGCAACAAAATTGTTTTTGAATCGGCAAATTTGCAGTATGCATCTCTCAGGACAAAGCTTGCGCTTCTTTCTATGGTGGACAGAGGAGCAATGACGCCAAACGAATGGCGGTCTGTGCTCAATCTTGCCCCTGTGGAAGGCGGAGATAAGCCTGTAAGGAGACTTGATACTGCCGTTATAAAGGAAGATGATGAAAATGAAGATAAACATTAAAGGATGCATAGTTCCGTCAGACGACGGCTGGATATATGACTGGCTCGGTTATGAAAACTGCACTCCGCAGAGCGTAAACAAAGCGCTTGCCGAGGCATCGGGAGAGGACGTGGATGTTTACATAAATTCAGAGGGAGGCGATATTTTTGCCGGATCGGAGATATATGAAGCGCTCCGGACATACAGGGGGAACTGTACTATCCACATCGTAGGGCTGGCGGCGTCTGCCGCTTCGGTAATTGCGTGTGCCCGAAGTTCGGAGATAGCTCCGACCGGAATGTTAATGGTACATAACGTTTCCGGAAATTCCTGCGGCGACTATCACAGTATGGACAAAAGCAGCGATATACTGCGGAAAGCAAATCAGACTATTGCTGCGGCGTATACAGCCAAAACAGGAATGAGCGAAAAAGAAGCTCTTGAAATGATGGATAAGGAAACATGGCTTACAGCTTATGACGCTGTTGAGAAAAAACTTGTTGACAAGATCTCGGAGCCGTCTGTGCAGTTGACTGCACAGGCATCGGGAACGCTTCTTTCACGGGAAGCCGTAGAAAAGCTTCGCAGTCAGCTAAAAAAACCGCACTCGCAGGAGAAAGCGGATAAAAAATTATATCAGGCACAGCTTGAAATTTTAAAACTTGGAGGTATAAGAATATGAACAGAGAACAGTATCTTAAACGCAGGGGCGATCTTCTTGCACAGGCTCAGAAGTATCTTGACAACGGCGATATGGAGAGCTATAACAATGCAGTCAAGGATATCAAAGAGCTTGACGCATCATTTGAAGCTCACGCAAAGGAGCAGGCTAATCTTAATGCAATAGCGGGAAATGCATACGCAGTTCCCGATGCGTTCAGGAATGCCGGAAGTGTCGGCAATGAGACGTATGCCACCAAAAACGATATGTATAATTCAGTAGAATACAGGACAGCTCTTATGTACAACCTCGTCTCCGGAACACCGATTCCGGCAAAATTCAGAAACGCTTCACAGCAGACAGAGACATCTGATGTTGCTGCTGTCGTTCCGACAGTATGGGTCCAGAAGATCATACAGAAGCTTGACAATTACGGCGAATTTCTGAAAATGGTTACCAGAACCAATTACAAGGGCGGCGTGAACATTCCGACATCTGATATTGACCTGACTGCTACATGGTGCGCAGAGCGTGGTACTACAGACGATCAGAAGATGTCAACAGATTCGATTTCCTTCTCGTATCATAAGCTGAGATGCGTTGTTGTAGTATCATTTGAAGCCGATACGGTTACGCTTGATATTTTTGAATCAGCAGTTATCGAAGCTGTTGTGAAGAGCATGAACAAGGCTATTGAAAGAGCTATTTTCCTTGGAGAGGGCGCAGCAAAGCATCAGCCGGAGGGATTTCTTACTGTAACGCCGCCTGCCGGTCAGGCTCTGGAAATTGCCGGCGGAAAGCATTTCACATACGCAGATCTTGTTGCTGCCGAGGGCGCTTTGCCGGAAGAATATGAGAGCGGTGCGATCTGGACAATGCCGAAAAAGACGTTTTTCAACGAGATCGTCGGACTGACTGATACTAACGGTCAGCCCATTGCCAGAATTGATTCGGGAATTGACGGCAAGCCGGAATATACGATTCTTGGACGTCCTGTAAAGTTCAACAAGTATATGCCGGCATTTCCGACAGCAGCGACAGAGGATACGATCGTTGCGGCTATTTTCGATTTCTCAAAATACGGCATTAATACAAACTATCAGATCACTCTCAAATCTTACATTGACGAGGACACGGACGACCGCAAAACAAAGGCTCTTATGCTTGCTGACGGAAAGGTATTTGACAAGAATTCTCTTGTTACTGTTACCGTCAAGAAGAAAACTACATAATGACCGGGCTGCTTACAGAGGTTAAAACCGCTCTGAGGCTCCAGCAGTCAACAACAGTGTTTGATGATGCGGAAATCATTCCGCTCATCAACGCTTGTAAAATTGACCTGAAAATGGGCGGCGTTAACCGGATAGATGAAGATGATCCATGTATCCGCCGGGCAATCGTGCTCTATTGTAAGGGAAATTTCGGATATCGTTCCGACATGGAAAAATTTGCACAGGCATATGAAAAATTCAAGCAGGCGCTTGCGTTGTCCGGTGATTATAACGAGGTGAAAACGGATGGATGAAATTGTTGTCGTACTTTTAGGAACTGAATGCGAAACAGACGGTCTGAAAAAGCAGAAGAAAAAAATCGTATCGCGGCATGAGGTCTTTGCGACAAAAAAGTCTGTAGGAGCTAACGAGTTTTTTAAGGCTGGTCAGCTTGGTCTTCGATCGCAGCATAAGATACTTGTGCATACCTGCGAATATGACGGCGAAACGCTTGTTGAGATCAACGGAAAAAGGCGCTCGGTTTATCGCACATATGAGAGGACGGACGGATTCACAGAGCTTTATCTTGAAGAAAGAAGCGGAATATAATGAATTTGAATAACGACGACGGAAAAGTGAAGGTATCTCCGGAGGGTATTCCTGAAGCGCTGTTTAAGTATCTGAGCAGATACGCACAAGGCATTGCGGAGTCTGTAGACGAATTGACCGCAGAGACTACAGATCAGCTTAAAAAGCAGATCAAGGCTGATTCTCCGAAGCGTACCGGAGCTTATCGCCGTGGCTGGGTCTCAAAGACGATCTCGGAGCAAAGAGGCAATAAAACTATGCTTATTTATAACAGAAAGCGTGGTTTGCCTCATCTTCTTGAATCCGGTCACAAATTCAACCACTTTGATCGGTTTAAAGAACCGGACGGACATATCAAAGGTAAACCCCACATTTACGATAATGTGGAGCGAACCAAAGAAAAATACTTAAAGAAAGTCGAGGAGATAATTCGGAATGGTGGGAAAGCTTAACGATTATATCGCACGTCTGGACGAACTGGGGATTCCTGTTGTATACGATCATTTTGAGGAAATGACTGATCCGCCTTTTATCTGCTGGGCGATCCTGAAATCCCGGACATCCGGAGCGGACAACTATCATCCGGTGAAGCATTCGGAATTGACGATAATTCTGTACAGCAGAGAAAGAGACTTTGATATTGAAGATGAAATTCTGCGTATTTTCCCGGAATTTGAAATTAATGTCGAAAGCGATTTTATTCTTTCGGACGAGCTGTACGCAACGAGCTTTCAGTTTGAAATAATTGAAAGATTATAAAAACAGGAGGATAAAAGTTATGAATGCAAAAGAACTGAAAACCATCCGCATAGGAAGTGCGGATATTTACGTTACAAAATGGACCGGAACTGTTCCGGAAAACAGTGTGCTCGAAAGAGACGAGAATATGATCGGACGCACGAAAAACGGCGCAACCTTCAATTATTCAGCGGAATGGTATTCTGCTGAATCTGACGACGGCAAGGCGAAAAGACGTAAATTAAAAGCTGAAACAGCATCCCTGAGCTACGGAAATATCACCCCGAACAGCGAAACAATAGAAGTTCTTGTGGCTACAGCACGCCGTGGAAATATCGAAAACGGCATAAGACGCACGAAGCTTGGCGGCATAACAAACGATAAGGGAGAAAAATATCTTATCCGTGCGGTGCATCGTGACCCTGTTTACGGCGATATCCGCATTACCGGAGTCGGCGTGAATACAGGGGGCTGGGAGCAGCTTTTCAATGATTCGGAGCAGACGATCAATTCAACATTTGAATTCGACCCGGAGCTTGAAGATGATGGAACTCTCGTTTATTACGATGAAGATGCAATGAGTCCGGACAGCATGAATGTCACACTTTCGGCAGGTTCTTCCGCAGGCAAGACAAAGGTTTCAGCGGTAAATCCAACGGCTTTATCCGGCAATAATCTGAAATACAAGATCGGTGATTCCGCCGAGGATGTGTATTACGATCAGACGTGCACCTCCGGCTGGACAGCTCTTACCGTGGGAACAACTGAAATTCCGGCAGCAGCTGGCAAGATCATAACCGTTGTCGAGGTTGACAGCGCAAACAAAGCTAAACGCTGCGGTACAGCAGTGGTAATTGATAATCTTGGATAATAATACGCAGGGAGGCTTTTGCCTCCCAAGCTTTAGGTGGTGATTTTTTGAGAAAATATTCTCAGCCGACAGTCCGGCAGTATTATATTTTAAAGTGCGCATCAGACCTTGGGCTGGTTATCAGAACAGCATCTGAAATTATGGGAAGAACGCCGGAAACCATTGATGAACTGAAACAGTTCATGGTGGAATATCTTACGGAGATCGAAAGGATAATTAATAGCAATCAGCAGCTTCAGATCCCTTATTTTCCTGTTGAGAAAAAGGAAGAACCGCATTTTAAATGCAATACAGAAAAGCTTAAACTGGCAATTGATTATACAGGGCTGAACATCAATGAGGTATGGGAGCTGAATTATTTTGAATATCGTGGCTATCTTCATGATGCGTTTGTGTGGAATTATTCCGGCAGTGAATCAGGCAGGGAATATCTGAAAAAAGCCTATGATTACCAACAGACAGAGCCTGACAGAGCAGGTCTGAGGGAGGTGCTGAACAATGGCAAATAAAAGAATTAGTGGAATTACGGTAAAAATAGGTGGCGATACTACAGAACTCGGAAGAGCATTGGAAGGTGTCGAAAACAAAAGCAAAGGGTTAAGGTCTGAGCTTCGGGAGGTCAACTATTCTCTCAAAAACAACAGCGATTCCGTTGTACTCTGGCAGCAGAAGCAGGAGCTTCTTTCAAAGGCTATTGAAGAATCACGGGAAAAAGTCAAAACTCTGGAGCAGGCTCAGGATCAGATAAAGGAAAAATACTTAAGCGGTGAAATTGACGACGGACAGTACCGTGCATTTCAACGTGAAGTTGAAAACGCTAAAAATGAAGTGAATCGCTTTGGCAGACAGCTTGAAGAAGCTGATACAAGACTTGAAGAACTGAAAAACAGTTCAGACGATACCGGGGAAAGTCTCGACAATCTTGCCGAAGCTTCAAAGGACGCCGGAAAAGAAGCACAGGACAGCGCAGACGGCGGATTCACAGTGCTTAAGGGAGCAATAGCCAATCTTGCCTCCGATGCCATAAAAGTAGCTGTAGACGGCTTTAAGGAGCTTGCTTCCGAGGGTGAAGAGGCTCTGAATACCATTCAGACCCGGACGGGAGCTACTGCCGAGGAAATGGAGCAGTACAGCGCAGTCATGAGCAATCTGTATTCCAACAATTTCGGCGAGGACAAGGCTGATCTTGCGGAATCTATTTCGAGCGTAAAGCAGCAGCTTGGCGAGCTTTCTCCGGAAGAGCTTGAAAAAATCACAGAACGGGCTATTCTTATGCGTGATACCTTTGGTTATGACGTGGCAGAAAGCATCCGAACCGCGAAAATGCTTATGGATCAATTCGAGGTATCAGCCGATGAAGCGTATACCCTTATCGCTCAGGGTTCACAGAATGGTCTTGACAAAAACGGCGATCTCCTCGATACGCTGAATGAATACAGCGTCCATTATAAGTCGATGGGATATTCGGCGGAGGAATTCTTCAACAGTCTCCGGAACGGAACGGCGGCAGGAACGTTTTCAGTTGATAAATTAGGCGATGCAATGAAAGAATTCGGTATAAGATCGAAGGATACTGCCGACAGCACCACGGAGGGGTTTGAACTTATCGGGCTGAATGCCGATGAAATGCGTGATAAATTTGCTCAAGGCGGTACATCAGCGCAGGAAGCCACCCAACAGACTATAGATGCGCTTTTTGCGCTTGATGACAAGGTGAAGATGAATCAGGCAGGCGTTGATCTTTTCGGCACAATGTGGGAAGATCTTGGAAAGGACGGCGTTTCGGCTCTTATGGATGTCAGCGGAGAGGCTGATAAAACAGCGTCGACTCTGGATGACATAAACAAGGTGAAATACGATGATGTCGAAAATCAGTTCCAACAGCTCAAACGAAAAATGATAACTGAAATTCTTGAACCGGCTGCAAAAAATCTTATTCCCAAAATTGAGAACGGCGCAGACCGGCTTGTAAAAAATCTTCCTAAACTGCTGAAAACCGGTGAGAAGTTTCTTCCCGTAGTAAAAGGAGTAGGAGCGGCTTTTGCGGCTTGGAATATCGCTCAGAAATCAAATGATGCAGTATCTGCGACAAAAAAATTAAGTGAATCATTAAAACGTATGTCTGATGAATCGTCTGTTTCTGCTGCCGGAATACTTGGCGTTTCTGCTGCTCTTGTAACCGGATCAGTTTCGCTTATTTCATCAATAAAAAAAGCGGCTGATGCCAAAGCAGAAGAGATATTTAAAAAAGCTACAGAAGAATCGAGAAATCTTTCAGAAGCGATCATTGAGAATCGTGACGAAATGGATAAATTGAAAGAAGCGGCAGATGAAACCGCTGCACAAGACAAAATTCTTATGGATAGAACCGAAGATCTGTGGAAAGAGTTGCAAAATCTTGTTGATAAAAACGGAAATGTAAAAAAAGGTTATGAGGATCGTGTTAATTATATCAAGGGAGAACTGACCGAAACAACGGGAATCGAAATCGAAATGATCGATGGACAGATTCAGAAATACGGTGAACTTCAAGATACTATAGAAGAAACGATCAACAAGCAACGTGCGCAAAAGCTTTCGGATGCATACGGAGATGCTTATACCGAAGCTCTCCTTCAAATGAATGACGCTCCAAAAAATCTCATTAAAGCAAGCGAGGGAATCCGGAATTCTTTAAAAGCGATTCAAAGCGGAACATCATTTGATTATGATTCTGTAGAAGATTGGATCGAATTTTTGCATCGGACTGCAAGTATGAGCGGCGATCCGTTTGCTGATTTAAGCGTTGACGAAATAATGAAAGATTCAAAAACACTTTCCGGATTAGTTGATTACGCTTACAGCGCTATGGACAAAAACGGCGGCAGTCCGATAGTAGCAGATACAGAAAATATAGCTGCTAACCTTGAAAATCTTGTAAATTATTATAAGTCATACAACGAGATAAAAGAGACGTTTTCTCAGAATCAGTTTGACGCTGAAACCTATGAAAAGGCAGAGGAAGCACTTGCTAACAAGCATTATGATGAAGCCATCAGGCTTTATTCTGAAATAGGCGATCTGAGTAAGGCGCAGCTGGCTGATTCTCAGAGGGAAGCAGAAGAGCGGCTAAAATTGATGGGAGATGCAATTGATGAAGCAATAAAGGAATACAATGCTTCTGTTGAACTTGGATGCAATGATGCTGAAAAAAAGTTTCAGGAAAGTGTTAATAGCATTGTCAGTGAAGCAAAAAAAGGCGGCATAACGTCAGGTGATATTTTAAAAACCGGAATTGTAGACAAGCTTTCCGGAATAGACGGCTTCGATACAACGGCTTTAAGAATTTTTATAGAAAATGAAGGCATAGAGCTTGGCGATTTAACAGGTTCATCTATCATATCCGGAGTGGGAAATGCTCTTGGTGCGTTAAGAGAACCCGGCGGCGCACTGTTCTCTGCTGCAAATGCTGCATTCAGCGCTGCTATAGCCCGAACGTCGTTTCCATCTTTAAATGGGAGCGCTAATAAATTTGAGCCGCCGAAGTTTTTCGCCAAAGGCGGCTTTCTCGGAAGCGGACAGGGAATAGTAGCGGAAGCCGGACCGGAGCTGATAGAGATAATGAACGGCGGAGCGAGAATAACTCCCCTTACCGGCAATGCAAGAAACACTGCCGTATCAGGAACAACGGGAACGGGCGGTCAGAAGAACTTCTACAGCAGCTCCGGT